GTAGTAACATAATTTTCTGGTTTGATAAAACTAGAATAAAATTCAGTATTGATAAATGAAGTATAATACCACTGCCCGTTGGCATTGGCTGCCCACCCACCTGGGCCAGCGTAGTCAGGGACATTTTCATAACCAGCACCGTCTAATGGCCCTTGTGCCGCTAATTTATTTGTGGGGATAGTAAGGAAAGCACTAGGAACAAACTGCGGATACACACTATTGACCAAATCTACATCGGCTCTTGCCCCAGCTTGAGCATTTACAAATGTAGCTTGGGTAAGATTTCCGCTTTGTACTGATATAGAATAAGATGCTGGTTGGGCTATTAGTTCTAGAGTATGTGCTGCCGGAATATATACTTTGACCTGTCCAGTCGGAGCATTAAGTATTGACATTGGCTCTTGTAATAAAAGATTTGTTCCCTGGGTATCTGTTAATCGGAATGTGAATGTACACCCGGTAACATTTACTGGTTTTTGATCTTGGTTGACAAAGCTGAATAACAAAACATTGTCAACCCCTAAATTAATGGTGAGTTTCTTTGCGTACACTGGGCTATACCTCGCTGTAAAATATTGTCCACTCGTGTCCATTAACAATACTTGCGTTCGTTGTTGATAGAGATAGACTTGTGTAGAATACATAGCTAGTATTTAGCGATTATTAAGCCACAATATTTTGAACATAAATACCCGGTGAAAAGGAAAATGACAAGCTAATGGGTGCCGAATTATTTGAAAAACTAACCGAAAAGTATCCCTTCATTACGCTTTGTGTTTATGCTAATCAAGAATATATAGGAATTATACAAAATCGTGACGAGGTCATAACTACTATCTATGATTTTGGCAGTATTGCTGACCTAGAGATCAAAAAAGAATTCTTAGAATTAGCCAATATATGGTGGTGGGAAAGCAATAGAACCATACCAATCAACATTTTTTTAAAGATGGAATGGCAGCCTTTTAGGCATTATCTGCGTACATTTATCAATAAAGATTTAGAAATACTACACGGTCCTGTCTGTAGTTTATCTGAGTTAGCACAAAAGAAAAGCAAAAGAAAATCTATAACACTTGTTCGACGGATGCCTGACTAAGAATATTCATGTGCAATACTACTAAGGCGCTGTAAGAAATTGAATGGGCCTTCTTGAACACAAAACCCCGACTATCATCACCATCCCATACAGTTTCAAAAACTTCAGACCACGGGCGGTTTTGTAAGTGTGCTTTTCCGGGTCGTATAATAGATATAAAAGCTGCCATACGAGGTAGAGTGTCCGGTTTCATCGACTTCAACAATTCTGCATAACTTCCTATATGAACTAGTTGACTGACCCAGTCTGGGTCCTGCCATAGTCTAGCCCAGTCAGGAGTTTTAGCCAGCATTTCTTCATAGTGTTCAGGTGATTTTATCAGTTGATATACTGACATGTTCAAGAGATCTATCTTAAAATATCCTCTTTCTTCTGCTTGTTCGTAGTCTATGGCGGCACAGCCTAGTATGGGGTCGTATGGAATATCAGTAGGGTATACTCCACTATTATGCCGTCTCGCTGATCCCTGTCGTGCCGGAATAACATCAATTAATTTTAAAAGTTGATCTCTGTCGGCTAAGTCTAAATCAATATCAGCACTCATTACCAGCCTGCCTCTTTCAATATTTCTTGCGCTTGTATTCTATTTGCCGGGTCTTCTTTAAGTTTCTTTTGCCAAATATCGGGATCAATATAGGGCCACAAAATACTCTGTTCTTGTTCATTTAATTCAGATAAGAACCTCTGTCCAGATTCACAATTATACAACACCCAAGGACTTATGCGTCCTGCGGTAACGGCATAGGTTATAGCGTTGTGGTTTCCATATCTAAGATAGTCCTGCGGATGGCTATCTTTTTCTTCTGCCCAGTCTATGCTGTGTTCAATGGCTCTAGCTACTGCGTCTTCCATAGTTTCCAATTTTAGATAGTACAACAAATACTCTTCATAGACTGTATCTTTACACCAATGGTCTATCTTTTTATTCTGCTTTAGTACCCATTCTGTAAATCGAGCAGGATTAATGGCTTTGACTGACACACAATAACGACCAAATTTTACAAATGCTTTATAGTAAGGACTCTCGGCAAAATCATCAAATGTCTTTAACTTGGCGCTGCCTTGTGTCAACTCATAAAATTTTAAATAAGCGTGGAATCCCAGCCGTACTCCTACTTCATCTCGTTCCTGTCTTCGACGTCTAGGCTCACAGCTATGAACTGTGAGGCTGGTTTCTTTTATAAAGTCTTTCTTACAATACTGACAAGTATATTTCATTTCTTGGTGTCTTGACCCAACAACCGTAGATAGTCATCTAAGTCTTTTTTGCTGTTTATCTTGGCTAATACTTCTACTTCGTCTTGTTTGAGATGAGGGAATAGATCCGCTAATTGTTTTTTGATACCAGTAGCTTCTTTTTTCTTTGTGCCGATCCACGTGTGACGTTGTAGTCCCATGTTTGGACTAACACTGCTAGCCATTAGCCACTGTAATTGCGGATGCCTACTACATGCGTACCAGTGTTTGTTAAGTCTCTCATTAGAGGAGATTAGATAAAATTCTTGTAAATCTTTACTGCCTTGTACACTGCTACCCCATCTTATCATCAGGAAGTTGCTGAATTTTTTCTTTTCTTCAACGGTGAGTTCATTATAAAAGTCACGATTCTTTTTATCAAATTGTGCCATTTCATAAGTTATGTTTAGTTTGTCCACTAGAACGCCTTATTATAATCTATAATTTCACAGTTACGACTGATGTCCTTTACAAAATAAACACATTCAGGATCTGGGTCATCACTTAAAGGAATACAAAGTAGCTGTCCGTTTTTTATCTTTGGGGCATACCACGCTACATCTTGATAGACATCGAGTATTTCTACTTCTAAAAAACTTGGACGGAAGCTGGTTAAGGGATTGAACTGATAGGCCTTGAATCCTCTGTCGTTTAAAGCTGACAAGGGAATAACTTCTAAGTCTCCTAAATCTGGCTCGCCAATTAACAGTTGCCAATCTACCGGCATACGCACTCGATGTTCTCCAATTCTTAGCACTAGAGCAGGAGCATTAAAACTTTCCAAGAAGATCAATGGTATGTACATATAGTCTGGATCTTGGGGATTACTATTATCTAATATGGCAAAGCGCATATCATCAATCTCTTCGGGCAAATGATCTAAATCATAAGCAACATTATCAAGGGTTAATATTCTAATTTTAGTTCTCCTCATAAATAAGAATATTAATTACTAAAGGGTCATATGTTTTTACAAAATAAGTATTCATGTTGTTATTATAGCATCATTAACAGAGCGAAGTCAAGAGAATTATCAAAAGAAATTTATACCGAATTGCATCATATTATACCAAAAAGCCTAGGCGGAGCAGATACTACAGAAAATTTGGCAATATTAACAGCTAAAGAACATCGATTAGTTCATATCCTATTACCAAAAATGACTTCTACTGCAGAACATACTAAAAGTATGTGGTATGCCGCTTGGATGATATTAAGGACTAGTAATAAAAATCAAGAAAGAAAAATCTCAAAAGGTAAAGCATACGAACTATCTAAAATAAAAATCGCCGAGTATTCATCGCAATTACACAAGGGAAAAATTGTATCTAAAGAAACTCGGGCAAAAATGTCAAAATCTCGAAAGGAACATTCGGGCCCAAACAAAGGTATAGCAATGTCTATTGAGCAAAAACAAAAACTATCAGTTGCTCATAAAGGAAAATTTATTGCTCCAGAAACAGTAGCTAAAATTCTCGAGTCTAGGAAAGATTACAAACATTCGGAAGAAACTAAACAAAAAATAAGTGCTGGTAATAAAGGTAAAGTAGTTAATGTTTCAGAAGAAACCAAGAAAAAATTATCAGTTGCCGCTAAAGGAAGATCTAATACTTGGTTAAAAGGAAAACCGGCTCCTAATCGCGGAGTGCCGCATACAGCAGAAACAGTTAAGAAATTAAAAGTACCAAAGTCTAAATATCAATGCCCGCATTGTAATAAGCTAGTTGGCGGAAAAGCAAACTATGATCGATGGCACGGTGATAACTGTAAATTAGTTCAAATGTCCTGCTAATTTTGCCTTGCGTACTGCCGCCGATACATCTTGGAATAATATGATGTTTTTCGACATATTCTCCCGCCTTGTT